GTGTATCGTATACTTACCTGAAGAACTTCGTACAACTCTGTTTTGATCTGGTACAGAGTGGTGCTTCTATTCAGATTTCACAAGATTACAGTTCCATGGTGAACTTCGCACGTTGTAAGTGCCTTGGCGCTAACGTGCTTCGCGGTCCCGATCAAATTCCCTGGGACGGCAAACTCGAATATGACTATCAACTCTGGATTGATAGTGACATTGTATTCAACCTAGAATCCTTCTACAAACTCGTTTGGATGCAGAAGGACATTGCTGCTGGTTGGTATTGTACCGAAGATGGTCGTACTACATCAGTTGCTCACTGGTTGGAAGAAGACGACTTCAAGACCAACGGTGGTGTCATGAACCATGAAATGGTTGACGGCATTCAGAAGCGTAAGAAACCTTTTACTGTTGACTATACTGGTTTCGGTTGGGTTCTTATTAAGAAAGGTGTATTCGAGCACCCCGAGATGAAGTATCCCTGGTTTGCTCCGCAGATGCAGGTTTTCGACTCCGGCGAAGTCCAAGATATGTGTGGTGAAGACGTTTCTTTCTGTCTCGATGCTATCAAGGCAGGTTTTGAGATTTGGTGTGACCCCACTATTCGTGTTGGACACGAGAAGTCCCGTGTAATCTAATATAGTACAGAGTTCTGTACTCGCGGATACATGGAACGATACGACATATACTGTCAGGGAAGGAAAATCTACTCTTCTGTTACAGAAGAAGAGATGATGGATATAACCCAGGAACTAGCAGATCAATTCTATTCCGAGGGCACTCCTCACCCTGACGATGTTATAGTAGAATACTTAGGATTTGACATCGAGTAATTATGGCAGCTAAAAAATCATTGAACGGTGCGGACCTGATTGAGTCCAAACCCAAAAAAACCCGCCAGGGTAATTCACAGTATACCAAATTGGCAGCATCTTCCCGCAACGGCAAAAAGAAAGCATATCGCGGTCAAGGTAAATGAATACAGGGGGTCTTCACGGACCCCCTTTTTTTGTCTCTAAATAGCACTAAATACACGAAGATTGTATAAAAGTGCCTCTTCAAAGGATTTCAAGGGGTTTCAAAGACATCTCGCTGTCTTTTAAACGCCACCCAGTTACAAATGACCTGCTTCCGCTGAAAGATGCGGACGCTATCAAGCGTGCTGTACAAAATCTTGTACGAATCAACCTAGGAGAAGTATTTTTTAACGATCTACTTGGCACTAGAATCACTGATTCTTTGTTTGAACTGGCGACAGACGATCTGATCTTGCCAATCGAAACTGAAATTGAGACTGTAATTACAAATTTTGAACCTAGAGTAAGTCTAACCGAGGTTAATGTTAACGCTCAACCTGATGAGAACTCTCTAGAAGTTGAGATTAAATACGCTATAGTTGGTTTATCAACGCCTCCTCAGACTGTCACTTTCATTCTAGAACCAACTAGACTCTAATATGGCACTAACTCAGTTTACCAATCTAAACTTTGAGGATATTAAGTCCTCAATTAAAGACTATCTGAGGGAGAACTCCAACTTCTCCGACTTTGACTTCGAAGGTTCTAACCTTTCGGTCATCATTAACCTGCTTGCTTATAACTCTTATATCACTGCCTACAATACAAACATGGTGGTGAACGAATCGTTCATCGATTCGGCGACGTTGAGGGAAAATATCGTCTCACTTGCGCGTAACATCGGATACGTTCCTCGTTCTAAACGCGCAGCAGTGGCACAAATCGACTATCAGGTCTCTGGTATTGCCACATCAAACGCAACAATGACGTTTGAACCGGGTTTGATCGCAAACTCGATCGTATCTGACAAGAATTTTCTGTTCTCTATCCCAGAAAAGCACGTATCTGCGGTAGAAAATGGCGTGACCGAAGGAACTTTGACCATTTATCAGGGTCAATACCTAGAAAAGAACTGGACTGTCAATAATTCTCAACCAAATGCCCGCTATATTCTTCCAAATAGCGACATTGACACCTCAACTCTGCGCGTAAAAATCAAAGAAGACAGTTCTTCTACGACTTCTACCGAGTATAAACTGGTTGATAACATCATTGGCGTCACTTCTACGTCAAATATCTACCTGATCCAGGAAACGACCGACGAAAAATACGAAATTTTGTTCGGTGACGGCATTTTCGGTAAGAAATTGGAGTCTGGTAACGTCATTGAGGCGTCTTATATCAAGACTGAGGGCAAAGAAGCGAACGGAGCATCGTTCTTCAACTTTGTTGGGACGATTAGTGACGAAAATGGCGCAAATATTCCGTCATTTACTCCAAATATCTTCTCAAGGGTGCCTGCTGCCAACGGTGACGACATTGAAACCGTACAATCGATCAGAAATTACGCCCCAAGACGCTATGCTGCCCAAAACAGAGCAGTAACAGCGTCTGACTACGAGGCAATCTTGCCTTCTATCTACCCAAATATCGAATCTGTCAGTGCTTATGGTGGTGAAGACCTAAATCCACCGCAATATGGTCGCGTTTTCATCGCTGCCAAACCAAGAAACGGTGCTTTCCTCGCAGAATCGACCAAAAAGCAACTTCTACAGTCACTGAAGAGTTATTCTGTCGCCGGAATTGTCCCAAGTTTCGTAAATCTCAAGTATTTGTACGTTGAGGTCGATAGTTACGTCTATTACAACCCCAATTTTACGGGTGATCCCAACAATTTGAAGGCAGATGTCACTTCTGCGATCACTCAGTACGCTAGAAGCAACGAATTGAACAAATTTGGTGGTAGATTCAAGTATTCTAACTTTACATCTCTAGTAGATGCTGTTGATACCTCTATTACGTCAAATATCACGACTGTAAGGATCCGCAGAAACCTATCTGCTCTAGTAAATCAGTTCACTCAGTATGAACTTTGCTTTGATAATGAATTCTTCCGTGGTAATGATGAGTACAACGTAAAATCCACTGGATTCAACGTTTCTGGTGTCGAAGGTACAGTCTACCTTGCTGACAAAGTTGTAGAAGGTTCTGATATCGGAAATCTATTCTTGTTCAGACTCAATACTGACTCCGAACCAGAAATTGTTTCCACTAAATTTGGAACGGTCAATTATGAGACCGGCGAAGTGCTTATAGATACTGTGAATATAACGTCAACGGTCCAACCTGACAATATTATTGAGATTCAGGCAATCCCAATGTCAAACGACGTTTTGGCACGTAAGGAACTGTATCTACAACTCGACGTTTCCAAGAGTAACTTCTTCATGAGACAGGATGGCATCTCTTCAGGTGCTAATACCTCTGGAACTCGTTATCAACCACAATCTAGCTACCAAAACGGTAAGAAAACCAGATAAGAGATGATCGAGACCTCCCTATCCCGTGTAAAAATCCACGAGGTTATTCAAAGTCAGATACCTGAGTATATTGACTTTGAGAATCCTCTGTTTGGAGAATTTCTAAAGCAGTATTATTACTCCCAGGAGTTCCAGGGTGGTCCGGTTGATATTGCCGAGAATTTAACAGAATATAAGTCCCTAGATTTTCTTAACACGGAGACCCTAACTGGGTTTACCTCGCTGACAAGTTATATTGATGGTCAAGCGACCACTATCTACGTAGACTCCACACAAGGGTTTCCTAATCAGTGGGGTCTATTCAAAATCAACGATGAGATCATTACCTACACCGGTATTGGGTCTACATCGTTCACTGGTTGTGTTCGTGGTTTCAGCGGCATCGAGAAAAATGCCAAAACCAACGAACCAGAGCATCTAACCTTCACCATCAGTGGTGTTGGCACTCATGGTGCCGAATCTAGAGTAACAAATCTCAGTAACGTCTTCCTAAACGAGTTTCTGAAGAAACTGAAGACGCAAATCCTACCTGGATTCCAGGAAAGGGTCCTAAACGGCAATCTAGACCAGTCTAACTTCATTAGACAGGCAAAAGACTTCTATAAGTCGAAGGGTACCGAAGAAGCATTCAAGATTCTCTTTGGTGCGCTATATGATAAGAAGGTTGAGATGGTTCAACCTCAAGAGTTCCTCTTCAGACCGTCCGATGCTGACTTTGTAGTCAACGATGTGGTCGTTTGTGAGGTAATCAGCGGAGACCCCACTAAGATCGTCTCACAGACGCTCTCACAGGGCGATGCGGGTGCTTCTATCTACGATGTTGAATCCATCGTACTCAATAACCGTACATATTACAAAATTAGACTTTCTACCGATACTTTGGTAGGCAAGTTTGTTCCAACTAACAGAACTTACGCCACAAGAGGCATTGGTGTCGGTGCGACAGTTCTTTATGTTGATTCTACAGTAGGATATGCCAAATCGGCATCTCTTGCTTATGATGATCAAACTGTAGAGTACACCGATAAGACTCTTACCGAGTTTTTGAACGTTACTGGTGTAACAGCAGCGATTGGCATCGGTCAAACTCTAAATCAAGGAAATGTCGCGGTTTCTTATGAAGATGGGGACATTAACGCTCCCGTAAGACTCCGTGTACTCAATTCTGTAACTGCTTTTGACGGATCTGGCGTAATTCAGGATTCTGGCACGCAGATCCAGATTAAGACTCTTGGTAAAAAGCAAGAAGACCTAAAATTCCATTCTTGGATCCAAAATAGTGCTGTCAAGCATACTATTGACACTTTTAGTCTCATTGGACCCAATAGTTACAGAATTACTCTACTTGACGAGTCTTTCTATAATAACACCGACTTAATCGACATTGTTGATGAAGATGGTAACGTTATGGATGGTTCCGTAACGAATATTATCGGTCTCAGGACTTTGGACATCAACTGTCCGACTTTGACTCCTGGTGCCACATACTTTATCCGTGCCAAACTAAGAACCAACAAAGAATTCGTCGCAAACGTCCAAAATACGTATTCTGGCGATTCTTCGATCTTTGTGGCGTCCAACAGTTTGCCACATTACGATATTGACCCCCAAAAGCGTGTCAGATCGTTTACCGTCACCGGAGACACTATTACAGTCCCCGATCACAACTACATCAGTGGTGAGATCGTAATTTTCACTGGAAGTGCTGTTGGTCTCAATACTGACCAACCATATTACGTCAAACGTCTCAATGGCAACCAGTTTAAACTTGCTCTAAGCGCCGAGAATGCTCGTAGGGATCAAGTCATCACAATCGACGGTTCTGGGTCTCTGACGCCCTTCCAGGTGGGTCTCAAGGACATTGGAGCACAACAGTTGCTTCGTAAGTTTGAGGATCCAACCCTAGGCAACAAAAAAGACGTTGTAGAACCTGGTGGCGTAGGTTTGTTCCTCAATGGCGTTGAGATTCAATCTCACAAGTCATCCGACCGTGTATACTACGGTTCTATCAATGATGTCTCGGTTCTAAACACTGGTGCCGGATATGATGTCATCAATCCTCCTAGATTGTCCGTACAGCAGTCTGGACACACTGGAGCGGGTTCTTCTGTCGTAGCACAGGTTGCTGGACCGATTGTAGAGTTCCTGGTTGATACAGAAGGTCTAGACTACACGTCTAAACCCGATGTCAAGATCACTGGCGGTAATGGTCAGTGCTCTGCTGATGCGAAGATGAAGTCTGTCTCGCATGAAGTTGAGTTTGACAGTTCCACTGTGGGTGGTATTGTTAACACATCCACTAACAAATTTGTATTCAAAACTGCTCATGGATTCAAATCTGGTGAAGAAGTCATCTATTCCACGGATGGTACAACTACGATTGGTATTGGAACTACTCCCGGAAATCTGGTTAACCAATCAACTTATCGTGTCGTCAAGAATGATGACTATACCATATCCCTGGCGAGAACACAGGGAGAAGCAGTGTTGGGTGTTGGGACTATTCCCCTTACCTCGTCTGGTGCTGGAATCCACAAGTTCAGTACTAAGATCCCCAGACTTAAGGTAGATAAAGTCAACGTTATCTCAAGCACAGACTTCTTTAACAGAGAAGTTACTATTCAAGAGACTAACGAGTTTATTGATGTAATCACTGCTAAGAACCACAGATACTCTTCTGGCGATAAAGTTCGCTTTACTGGTGCTGTTGCTGGTCTGACAAGTGGGGATGATTACTATGTCATTAAGATCAATGAGGATCAGTTTAGAGTTTCTATCTCCACATCCCTAACATCCTTTGTCAACCTAACAACCAGTTCTGGTACAGGTTCGTTCAACTATCCACCGATCGTTGTAGAAATCAAGGGTCAGCAAGGTATCAGCACTGCTGACGCTACAGCAACTCCTATCGTAAGAGGTGTGGTTGATGGTGTCAACGTAGTTACCTCTGGTGCCGACTTTGGTTCTCTTGTAATCAATGACAACTTCAAACCTGATGTCCGTGTTATCACTGGATCTCAGGCATCACTGGTCCCTGTTATCGTCAACGGACAGATTGACTCTGTGTCAGTCAAGGCAGGTGGTAAAGACTTCTTCAGTGTACCTGATATCATCATCAATGGTGATGGCATTGGCGCTAGACTAAAGGCAAGAATTAGCGGCGGCAAGATCGTAGGTGTTGATGTAATTAACAAAGGTATCAACTATACCCGCACCGGCACTACCATCAGTGCTAAAACTCCTGGTGAAGGACTTATCAGTAGCGCCAATCTGAAGGAGTGGACAATCAACAATGTCCACAGATATGCCAAATTCGGTGATGTTGCGGATGACGATGGTTACTATGGCAATCTGAAGGTAGAGAAAAATAATCTTCCATACATCAATTACTA